GTACCTTCTGGCCACCAGACGATGCGAGTAGCCGGGATATCCCCCAGAGCACAGGATCTGATCAAATCAGAGCCCGTGGCTGAGGCTTCCAGGTTATACGCACCGCCTAGGTCTCCAGAAAGTAACAACTCACCATCACCATCTCTGATAGCGACTAAGGGTAAATCCTTGGACGCAAGAATGGAGGCAAGCCTTCGGGTACGCAGAGAGTATCGTGTTAACCACGGTATCGCCGCGCCCCCAAGTTTCCTTGGTGCTGCAGCGTCAATCCCGGACAAGTAAATGTCACGGACGAGGTTTGGCCGGATAATTCCGATCAAACGCCGAGAACGCTGGAGGACTAAGGAAGGGTCGACCAATGATTCAGTCGCCGACTGAATCGAGGGACCGATTGAGTGCCAACATACCGAGTGCGAATCACTCAGACGGAACAACTTTGCCGGAATAACCGGAAAAGGAGTAACGTCCGAAATGAATCGTATCCGAATCAGAGAATGGGGCCTTCCTAGAGGGGGGAAAGGATCTGGAACTGTCCGGTCTGAGAATGATAACATGAATGCCTTTTCAGCAAAGACCCCCGAGTCCGAAGAGATAAATGACTTCTTGCGGTTCACGTGGAATCCCACTGAACTACAAGAGGACACATATCTTTCGATCTCGGGCTTTGTTAAGATTGCAATTATGTCATCACCGCAGACTCTAATCCTCTTGAGCGACTCGGCAGAGGTCATCCTGCCTGAGGCGCAAAAGAAGTTTAGAAGACAGAGACAGAACCATGACAAAGGACCACCCATCAAGATACCCCTACGGTTAACCCATGGTGACGAATCATCGGTAAACTCGTGAGGGCCGAGAAGACCCGGTATACGTTCAACTAAGTGAGGCGGAACACCCCACTCAGTGAATATCGTAACACAGAGTCTTATCGCGGCATCTTGATGGAGGTAGTCTGTGGCATTAGTGAGGTCACCAGACCAAACCAAAGCCATAGGGCGACCTATTGTCACCTCCCTGATCGCGCCCAGCATGTCACCACGGAGAACCGTGGTGACTGCGGGGAACCTCTCTAGAGCGCCAAACGCCATCATGCGAAGGTATTGCGCAAGCGCAATCTCTCGCATGGGATGGGAACTCACGATCCTGGCCTTACAACCAGGCTCGCGAATAACCACCCGGCGGCAAGAGTGAACGACATCCTTATCGTAATTACAGAGAGATGCCAATTTCTCAGCATCACGATAAAGAGAGTCAGCCACTACTGCAGCCATCTCTTGTGGAGCGGGGCCAACAAGTGTTGCACGTATGATACCGCTGACAGAATCTAAAGGCTTACGCCTTAAAGACTCGTCAGAGACACCAACAGCATCAAATTCGGCCTCCCACTTCGCAAGAGCACCCAACTGACCACCCTGAGACCTAGAGGCCTCGAGACAGGAGCGTGGCATAAGCCACGGTCGTGCAAGAGGCTCAGAAGGTCTATACTTTCGAGCAAACCAACGGCCAAAGCCGGCGATTTGACGAAGGACATCGGGATCAGTTTGGGGGGCGCCCTCAGGACATTCTAGAGAGGAGCGGTGTTCGGCCAAGGTGTTCCGCACCTGGCCGTCCAACGCAGGTGGCAAAGCCCTCCCAAGGGTTGCAACCTGCGCAAGCACATGTCTATGTAAGGGGAAGCCGAGTCTCACGAGGAGTCGTCTGTAAGAACGAACTCCTGATGAGCTGAGTGAACAGGATCTCGCATAAAGGGAGATTCCTTTCACTTCAGCAACAAGACTCAGCCATCCACGTG